TGAAGCACACAAGCGTTTGTCTGACATGTTTGAACAGCGCAACGAGTGGTTCAAGTGTGACGTAGAGATAGCTAAACGATGGATTGATTCTATCATAGGAGAGTATGATGAAGCGAGTTGAGGATGTAGTAGCGGACATCTACGCTCTGATGGAAAGCAAGGACGCTGACCCATCTGTAGACGTAGAGGCAGAGATAGACAAGTTCGGTGAAGGTGTTAAGGCACTGATGCGTACTGAGTTTGGTCGGAAGAAGCGAGAGGATAACCGCAAGCTACGCTTGTCGAACATTGGCCGCACTGACCGCTATCTTTGGAACCACGTCAACGGTACAGAGGGAGAGAAGCTACAGCCTCACACCTACATCAAGTTTATGTATGGTCACTTGATTGAGGAGATGCTGTTGTTCTTGACTCGCATGGCAGGACACACAGTCACTGACGAGCAGAAGGTGTGCAAGGTAGAAGGTATCGTAGGTCACATGGACTGCAAGATAGACGGCATTGTGACTGACGTTAAGTCTGCCAGTAGCTTTGGGTTCAAGAAGTTCAAGGATGGATCACTGGCCTTTGACGATCCCTTTGGTTACATAGATCAGATCAAGGCATACGCTCACTCAGAAGGCGAGACACAGTTTGGTTGGCTGGCTATGGACAAGGCCAATGGTCACTTGACTTACCTTAAGTATGACCTTGAGGATACTCAGGCTCCCGTGTATGAGGTACTGAAGGGTGACATTACTGACAGAGTTAAGCACATAAAAAAGCTAGTAGAGCAGCCAGAACCAGCGGAGTGGTGTTACCAGCCTGTGCCAGATGGCAAGTCAGGAAACTCAAAGCTCTCTATTGGTTGCTCGTACTGTCAGTTCAAAGACCACTGCTACCCAGAGTTAAGAGTCTTCAAGTATTCATACGGGCCAAAGTTCTTAGTAGACGTAGTAAACGAACCACGAGTACAGGAGATCAAGGCAGATGAAGAGGGCTTTTAGATCAGGACTTGAGAAGGATTTATCAGAGAAGCTAGACGGACAGTACAAGTTTGAGCCATACGATCTACCGTACACAGTCCATAAGAAGTACCTCCCTGACTTTGTACATGAAGGCAAGGCGGTACTGGTAGAATGCAAAGGGTTCTTTAGGGTTGGTGATACACAGAAGTATACGGCCATACGAGACTCAATGCCAGAGTGGGAGTTAGTCTTTGTGTTGTCAAACCCTAGCAAGAAGGTACGCAAGGGTGGCAAGATAACAATGGGAGAGTGGTGTGACAAAGAAGGATTCAAACACTACACCATTGAGACAGCCAAGGAGTTGACACGGTATATTAAAAGGAAGAAAGTCTAATGGCTATGACACTAGAGGAACTTAAAGAGAAACTGATACTGCATCTGGATGAAGAGTTGACTTGTGAATTATTATCAATCACGACATACGATTTAGTAGAGGCTTTTGAACGTAGGATAATCAGAGATTTTGACAGAATAGCAGAGGACTTTGAAGATGAGACTTAATGACGCAACACCCTCAGACTGGGACAGGCTACAGAAGGATGCACCAGTCATTGAAAAGCAAGCCACAGGATTAGACGCGTGGATGAAGGCAGCACACGATGAAGCAGCGGATGCGTGGGAGGAAGAGGATGTAGTCAACAACCCAGAGCATTACAACACAGGCAACATAGAGTGCATTGAAGCAATAGAGGAGTCCATGTCCAGTGTTGCATTCAAAGGCTACCTCAAGGGCAATTGCATGAAGTATCTGTGGCGTTATGATTACAAGGGTAAGCAGGTAGAGGACTTACAGAAAGCAGGTTGGTACTTAAACAAACTAACTATGATGGTAGTATTTGAGAATGACGGAGAATAAGATGGATCAGTATCAACAGTTTATACACAAGAGCAGGTACGCACGTTGGCTACCAGAGGAGAGCAGACGAGAGCGTTGGGACGAGACAGTCAACAGGTATGTAAACTTCTGGAAAGACCGTGGACAGATAGACGATAAGGTAGCCCTTAAGTTATTCAATGCTATACACAACATGGAAGTAATGCCATCCATGCGCTGCATGATGACAGCAGGTGATGCGTTAGACAAGGACAACGTAGCTGGGTTCAACTGTAGCTACCTAGCCATTGACTCACCGCGCAGCTTTGACGAGCTTATGTATGTACTGATGTGCGGCACAGGTGTAGGCTTTAGTGTTGAACGTAACTTCATCACCAAGCTGCCAGTAGTTGCTGAGACATTCCACAAGACAGACAGTGTGATCGTGGTCAGCGATAGCAAGATTGGTTGGGCCTCTGCATTCCGTGAGCTTATCGCTATGCTGTACGCTGGTAAGATACCTGAGTGGGACATGAGCAGAGTACGTCCAGCAGGAGCTAGACTCAAGACCTTTGGTGGTCGTGCGTCAGGGCCAGAGCCTTTGGTTGACCTGTTCCACTTCTGCGTAGAGATATTCCAGAAGGCAGCAGGACGCAAGCTGACCAGCATTGAGTGCCATGATGTAGTGTGTAAGATTGCTGACATTGTAGTGGTCGGGGGTGTGCGTAGGTCTGCACTGATTAGCCTGTCTAACCTGTCAGATCAGCGTATGGCTAAGGCTAAGTCAGGAGACTGGTGGCGACACGAAGGGCATCGTAGGCTTGCTAACAACAGCGTAGCGTACACTGAGAAGCCAGACTTTGAGTCATTCCTGTCAGAGATGCAGTGCATGTACGAGAGCAAGGCGGGTGAGCGTGGTATCTTCAGCCGTGTAGCAGCACAGAAGATTGCAGCGCGTAACGGTAGGCGTGACAGTGAGCAGGACTTTGGTACTAACCCATGCTCTGAGATCATCCTGCGTAGTAACCAGTTTTGTAACCTGTCAGAGATTGTAGTGCGTCCTGAAGACGACCTAGACACGCTGAAGAAGAAAGCAGAAGTAGCAGCCATCATTGGCACGTTACAGGCCACACTGACAGACTTCCGTTACCTGCGTAACTGCTGGAAGAAGAACACGGAAGAAGAGGCGCTATTGGGCGTGAGCATGACAGGTATAATGGATCACTACCTGCTGAGTAAAGGTGACTCCCCAGACCTGGAGAAGTGGCTTGAACAAATACGCGATGTTGCTGTTAAGACTAACGAGAAGTGGGCTGCAAAGCTTGGCATTAGCCAGTCTGCGGCTATTACATGCGTTAAGCCTAGCGGTACTGTATCTCAGCTTGTCGATTCTGCTAGTGGTATCCATCCTCGCTTCTCTAAGCATTACATTCGCAGAGTCCGTAGCGATAAGAAAGACCCGCTTGCAATCTTTATGGAAGGAGCAGGGTTCCCAGTAGAGCAGGATGTTATGTCGCCTACATCAGCAGTGTTTAGCTTCCCTGTGAAGTCACCTGAGACATCCGTGACTGTCAAAGAAGTAGGGGCAATGCAGCAGCTAGAACTTTGGAAAGCCTACCAGAACCATTGGTGCGAACATAAACCAAGTATCACAGTGTATTATACAGACAGTGAGTTCTTGCAGATAGCACAGTGGATATGGGATAACTTTGATCTGTGTAGTGGGATTAGTTTGTTGCCGTATAGCGATCATGTATATCAACAAGCTCCGTATGAAGACATAGATGCTGACAAGTTCAAGGAGTTAGTAGCAGCCATGCCAAAGGGTGTAGACTGGGAGGACTTAGGTAAGTTTGAGGAGGAAGACAACACGACAGGGAGTCAGGAGTTAGCGTGTGTAGGTGGCGCATGTGAGATAGTTTAGATATAACATGTTACAACTTGGGGGCGCAATGCCCCCTTTTTTATTCCTCTTGTCCACCAGTAGTAGCAGACATTAACCCTGTACCAGTGTAAGGATCAAAGCCGCGAATAAGACCTCCCGCAGTGGGCCTAGCTGAAACAAAATCTTCTAAGACTTCTATGTCAGTGGGTCTGTCTTTTCTTTTTACTGTCTTGCTTTTCATTCGAGATTCAACAGTTTTCCCTGCTTTTTTTAAAGAATCTTCTGCCCATTTTGTTCCCATTATGTCTAAGTGCATTGGGCCTGACACAGCCATCAGTTGATTAGGTAACGCTTTTTCAAGAACCTTTCCAACAAAAGGAAGTTTCTCTAAAAAGTCATGCTTGTCAGACATGAAAGCTATTGCTCTTCCATTAGGCAATACTTTCATTAAACCATTAACTCCTCCTTCAACAACCGCTGTTCCCTTCATTCCAGACTGTACCCACAGACCTTCCTTTTTCACTTCCTTTAATGTCTGAGTTATTTGAAAAGCATTTTTAGTACCTTGGCTTTTATCTGACAAGTCTTTTAGTTTGCGCCACATTTCTTCAACAGTTAAAGTTCCTTTATGTTCTGCGATAACTTTTCTAATTGCTTTGTTAGCTGGGTGTTTGTAAGCTATGTCTTTAAGGTGATCGCCTGAACTACCACCGCTAGGTTCTTTAAATACAATTTTTCTTTTAGGGTCTGCTGTGTTTCCCCATGCTTTATTAATCTTATCATAAGCTGTAACTAACACAGCTTTTGGTGTAGAGATTTTTTTACCATCTAAAGTATTAGTTTTAGTAGCTTTTGCTCCGCTTATAAAAGTTTCTAAAGTGTCTGGCTTATATCCTTGAATATTTGCGTAGTCTTCTATCTCAAACAAAG